GGCATTTATCTTGTGTTAGCTGCAATGAAACTAATTGAGGATACTTATCCTCCGTTTCAATTACAAAGTCTCTCTTTGCAAATTTTTGACTGATTTGTTGGGTTTCCCCTTTTAGGTGTAATCTTCCTTTTACATTCATTTGTTTTTAATTTAATTGTTCGTGTTTTGATTGGAATTAATTATAGTTTCTGCAAACGTATTCTAATTGAATATTATTTAGTTTAAACCATTCGCCTCTTACTCTTTGTTTTTCATACAATTTATGAAGCTCTGACTCGTGGTCTTCCTTAAATATCTTGACCGCTTTTAATGTTGGCTTTTCAGATTGCAAAGTTTTTTCTCTATTCAACGGATCGCATGACCTACCTATTTTATATAAACCTGTGTTTTCGTCTTTTATTATGTAGCATTGCGATTCTGGTTTGTTATAAGAATAGTTATAAGACAATATTTCTTTGTGTTCTATAACCTCCTCTTGCCTCTCAAACTTTTTAAACCAAGACAATCTATCTTCATAAGAAGTTTTTAATAAATTCAAACCTAAATCTTGAAACATTTTTATATAATAAGGCTCAATCTTTTTTATTTTCTTTCCGTCAATTTTGAAAAATGTATCTAAGCTGATAGTGTAATATAAGTGGTTTTGCCAGCCATATTTATATATTTTAAGGTTTATTTCAATGTCATAAATATTACCAATTTCTAAAGATTTTATAAAATCTTTTTCTTTATATCTGCTAAATTCAAACTTACCGCCTCTGACATCTATTATTCTTTTATCGAAGACACCCAGTTCAAATAAATTACAGATGCTATTTACATGTGTATCTTCGCTTATTATAAGCTGATATTTTACGCCAACGCATTCTCTAAATTTGTATTCTAAATCAAGAAGTTCAAAATTAAACACATATTCCCCTATTGTAGTCCAATACTCTATGTCAGGCATCCAAAAGGCATAAACATCGTGAATGTAACTTTTTTTAACTACTCTGCTATATATTTCTCCATCAACCTCTATTTCTTTTGTTTCCTTAGGTTGCTGATTTCTCCAATGAATAGGGGTGCTATCCTTTACTTCAATACAATTATCGTCTTTGACAATAATATCTTCTTTTGTTAACCCTATTTCTTTTCTTTGTTTATAAAGTTCTTCAGCGTTGCCGTACTTATCTGACATTTTCTTTTGGTATTCCTTAAAATCCATCAGCTTATTACTTTGAATTGTTCGTGAATTAATGTCTCGTAATACTCTCGGCATTCCTCAACTCGCTCGTAAATCTTTTTAATTGCTTCAGGATCGTATGCAATCTCATAGCATTTTATTCTCTGCTCCTTTGGTACTCTCTCAAAGTTGTGTTGCATTTCTACCGCATTCCTTACAATTGGGTTGTCTTCTATTTCTTTGAGCTTGTAGTGAACTCTTCTTACCTCATCCTCGACAATATCGCTTGGTGTATCAACTAAGCAATAAACAAGGTAGGCTTTTCGTCTTCCTGTCAATTCCATGTAACCTTGCAACTGGTAATAGTAGTCCTTGTTTGGTATGTCTTTTTTGAACCAAGGAAAGGTTGTCGCATCGTAGCTGCTTTTCACATCAAGTACAAAATCGTCATTGAGTACGTCAGGCGTTCCAGTTAGGTATTCATTTTCGAAATACTCTTCGTTCTTTGACATTGTGCCCATCTTAAGAACCTCCTCGGCTAACTCTATACTTGCATCTTCAACCGCTATGCCCTTATCAATGGCTTTGCTCCATACATCTTTGCTATATCCGTACATCTTTTCAATAGCATAGTCCTCTAAATAGCCTTGACAGGTCTTGCTTAATTGCCCTTTTGTACGGCTGTTAGCCATTATCTTACCAATTGCGGAGCATCTTATCTTGAAATCTTTCATAGCTGCTCTAATTGTTTAGGAGTTAATGCATAATTGTCTTTGAGTTTCTCTGCTGTATACTCTCCGTTTGCAATCATTTCTAAAGCGTTTTTGAAAGTAGATGCATTTAGCTTCTTTTTCTCTTTCGTCTTTCCGTGAGTATTAGTTGAGTCAGCATCCTTTGTATCGTCAATTAAGAATAATCCGTTTAATGCGTACTTCCTTGCGTAACTGGAGGACGATCCAAAGCTCTGAGCAATATCCATTCCTTTGCGATTGATATCAATTCCAGCCTGTGCTTTTACCGCTTGGACTTTGTTGCCATCTGTTATCATTGCAGTCGCTTCGACATACATACACCCGGCGGCTTCTTTTACCTCGTCGGTAAGGTTCAATACTAAGCCATTGAGCAAAGGCTTTACAGCCTCCATAATATCTTCGCATGATCGGTATTTGTACTTCCCAAAGCTATTATACTGATTCTTTGGCGCTTTCAGTTGTTGTTGGATTTCTCCAAGTCTTTCGATTAGTTTGTTCATAACGTTATTAATTTATTTGATTTATATAATTCTGCGCTTGTTCATAATGCGCAATATATCGTTTAAAATTGTTGTAGCTTTCTCTCATTTCCTTTGCTCCTCTATGGTCTCCTTTTTGCGAGCGAGATAATGATGATATATGATAAGCCTCTTTGTAGCATATTGCCTCGGCAAAAGTTAAATCAAAAAGCCATTTGTCTCCAATGCGCTCGTTAATTATTTCTCTGTCTTGAATTTTTATTGATAAGATTCCAGCGGTCGCCGAAACCTCAATAGGTTTTCCTTTCATAATACGATTTTAATTGTTAGTGATATAAAATTAATTAATCTTATCCTCTTATCCAAATTATTCTTTTAAAGCTTTCGTCTTTTGCTTGTACTCCTCAATAATATCTCGCAGCTCTTCCCTTGAATATTTTATAGTCTCATGCGCCTTTGCGTGCAGTTCAATAAGTTCATCTGCTCCAATTCTCTCCTGAATCCCTGTTTGATAGTTTAACAAGTTTCCGTGTTTATGTTGGTTGCACGCCACGCACTGACCGTGAACGTTCCTCTCATCAAATGTTACCGCTTTGTGCGTTCCGCTGCTGAAATAGTGCCCAGCGTCAAATTTAGATCCTAAAGCCTGACCGCAAGACACGCAAGGTTTTTTTTTGTCTCGCTCTCGGATATATGTATTGAAATACTTTTGAGCTTTCTTCATTAAACTCTGAACGGTTTCCAGAGATTCTTTTAGATCTTTTTTTTCTTTCTTCCAATTCTTGACCTTTGCAGTTTCTACCCACGCTTTCACGCATTCAGGATTAAAGCAATATTTTTGATTAAAGTGCTTGGCTTCGAATTTGTCTTTGCAGTTCTTACAACGTGGCATCGTCTTTTTGAAATATGTAAACTTCTTCTACGTTACAATCTATGTTAGTGCAAAAGTGTACGTTTATTACACCTTCTCCTTCTAAGTTAAAGTCTTCGTATTCGTGTTGCTCTTGCCATTTTATTGGCTCTCCGCATTGTGGGCATTTCATAAGTTAAATTGTTTAATTATTAATTCTAAGCACCGTACTACTATGCTATTTCCAGCCTGTTTGTAAGCTTGACTGTCTGAGCAAGTCCAAGTAAAGGTATCAGGAAAGTCCATAAGCCTAAAGCATTCTCTTGGTGTTAATCTTCTTATTTGTTGTGTATTTATAATATTGCCTCCCCAAGTTTGTTGACCTGCATTTAAGGCAGGATTAACTCCATTTACGTCATAAACTCTGTTTTGTTGGTATGGTTGTACGCCTCCACTCTCTTTGTTTTTATTCAATTGATTGACAGCTATTTGTTTGGGTTGCTTATAATCCGTTGCAGATAGACAACTCATATAGTTAGAATTAATACCGTAAACAGCGCCTCTTTCGCCGCCTTTGTTTAAGTTTGCTATTTCGCCATTTTTTTTGGTTTCAAAAGTTATTTTTTTTAACATTTTTTTACTTAAAATATATTTAGCATCAACGTCATTCATAAGTACGTCTTTTAGTTGTTTAGTTAAATGTTCTTCTTTTGCCCATCTAAAATGATTGTCTTTATCGTCACGAATGCCTATTATAAAAACTCTTTCTCTATTCTGTGGTACTCCGTGTTTTTTTGCATTCATTACTTTATAGTAAATGTGATAAGGTACTGAATCTTCATAAGCAAACAATACAGGTAAACCGTTTACGCTTTTGCCTCCTAACATATTTACCCATTCCTTAAAAGTGTTACCGTTATCGTCTGACAATAGACCTTTGACATTTTCAAAAATAAAATATCTTGGCTTGTTTTTCTTTATGAATTCGTGACTATTAAAAAACAATACGCCTCTTTTATCGTCTTTACCTAATCTCTTTCCAGCTAAACTAAACGCCTGACACGGTGGCGAAGTCATATAAATATCAAGGCTCTCTTTTGGTATTTCTCTTTCGTAAACATCTTTAGGATAGTATTTAGGTTCTCCGTAATTATGTATAAATGTTTCTCTTGCAAACTTGTCCATATCACAAGCGAAAACCTCATTGTATTTAATACCTAAACGCATTAATGCTTGATTAAATGCACCTACTCCAGAAAAATCACTTCCTACCTTTATCATAATTCTAATTTAGCATCGTTTATAATTTCTTTTAGCTTGTCTATTTCGTGTTTATGTTCTGCTATTATTATTTGATTTCTTAGATTAGCTTTACATTCTAAATAGTATTCGATTTCAAAGTCTTTAAAAACAGAATGAAAATGCTCTATGTCTTGTAAACTTTCTTTCATAGAATTTATTAAGTCTGTTCTGCTTTCGTGTTTTTCTACAAGTTCGTCTAAACTGTCTTTAAACTTTATTATTGTAGTCTTTAGGTTAATCTTGGCTTTTAATATTTCGAGTGTGTTCATTTTTCTTTGGCGTATATTTTATTGTAAACGTTCGGAGCTGGATTCTCTTGCTCATAATATAAAAATTTTTCTTTATCAAACCACATTATTAGCTGACCTATCTGCCCAGCCGATCGCGGCTTAATTTTATTAAAGTTAATAATAGCTTGGTTGTAATTTAAGTCCTCTCGGTGTACCGTTATCATGCACTTACCGCTGTTGAACCATTCGGATCCTCCCTTTAAATCGTATGGACTCGGCACGCTTCGCTTTCCGTTTATCTTTTCCGTGAGCTTAGGATGTATAATTGTATGTAGATGCAATTCGTTATCCTCTGCGATTTGGTTGCGGTACGGTAATACGACTTCTAAATATTGTGCGTATCCTCCAAATTCATGGTAAGGATGGCTCAGGTCTTTCCAGCTGTCAATGCTTGCTGTTTGTAATCCGCTTTTTTGTTTAAGTTCAACCGCATAATCGTAAAACTGAAAAGGAGTCATCTTTGCTTTTACATCCTTTTTAGTTAGGATATGGAAGTGCTGAAATATCCAGTCTAAGCTGCTTAGTATTTCTCTATCCTTTATAACATTCCGTTCTTTAGGATTAAAGCTCTTGCCTGTAAGCTTGTGGATTAGATCCGCAACTATTTCTACGTTGCTACCGACATCAGGAAAATAAACTAAATGTTTCCACCCATAAAACTTTGATGTATTTAAAAGGCACTCCATTAGAACTTGTGTTTTTCCGCTCATTGGAAATCCTGTCCAATCCGTACAGTTGCCTAATTGCATAGAGTAAAACTCATCCAATCCTTTCCAGCCTAAATACTTTCCTTTGTTATTGAAATTATCTCGGTGCTTAAATATCTTATCAATTATGTCTCCTGTCTCTGTTACCTTGTATCCGTTTATTGCCACGCTGCTTTAAATTTAGTATGTTCACTTTTTGGTTCTTCTTTCTTTAGCCAATTCTTGGCGGTTAAATATAATGATTTGTATTTCTTATTTTGTTTAAAGTTTTCGATTGAATCTAAAACATCGTCAATTTGTTGCTTTAAGTAAATAGCCTCAAGCTTTTTAAATTCATCTTTTGATATAGACAAATGAGCGAAGCTCCTATATGTTGTTTCATTTACATTAACACTATCACTTACACTTACACTATCAGCTTTTTTGGGTTTCTGAAAAAAGGGTTGGGTTTTTTGGGTTTCTTTTTCCTTCTTTGGTCTGCCAACCTTAGCTCCGTTTATTCTTTGCTTGTCGATATAGACGTTGTACTTTCTTAAATCTCTCTTTAGAGCCTGTCTAATGCCCTCAAATGCGATATCTATGATAAACTCCGCCTCTGGATTCTCATCAGCGCAGTAAGAAAATATGTGTTTGATTAATTTGCCAGCTTGTTCATCGCTTAATTTGTCAAAGATGCCTCTTTGATCCATATAAAGAATAAAGCTTTTTTTGTCTTTTGCCATAAAAAATTGTAAAAAAAAACGATACGCTTTCAGGCGGTGGCAGCCTTAATCACGCATCGTAATAAACCAATGAAAAAAAGTTACTTGCCACCTAACTCTTTTTAGAAATCAATCCATGTTTCCATAGATAAACCAAATTATGAACGCATAAATGTAATCATTTATCTTTTCCATGGTGCAACAATTGTGATTTTTTTTATTAATCCTTTCCATTTACCCCAAGCATGAATAGCTTCATCTCTTGAATAAGCGACAACATAATCAATTGCTTGAAGCGGATTGCTTAAATCTTTATCGCTTTTGTATAGGTTGTACTGGATCCTGTAAGTATGCAGTCTGCAATCCGTTCTTTTTACTCTGCGAGAGTACAGCTCAACGTCGAAGCTATCCCAATCGTCTGTATGTATTTTGTGTGCCATCTCTATAAGTTTTTAATGTATTCCTTTACTTGTTTCTTCATATACCCTTTATCCAGCCATTCCAAAAGCTCAATAGTATTAAATACCATTGTAAACTCTTTGCCGTATTCGTCTTTGCCTACCAGGTACGTTTCATTCTCAGGTGTACTCATAAAGGTATTGATGTCGTGCAGCCTTTTTGTGATTTGGTTATCTTTCATATTCATAATTTTCAGCTTGTTCATACTCATCAAAAAATTCTTCTTGTCCATTCTTGCCATCAAATACAATGTATTCAACATGATCACTGTTATTAGCAATTGTAATACCATTTTCAAGGGCTATATAAACATAACCAGTTCGTTCATTGTAATCTATTTCAAAAAGCTCTTCATTTTCTGCGTGCTTGTAATAAGCTTGAAGCACCTGGATATATCTATATAGATCTGATTTGTCTAATTTGTTTAAAAAGTCTATTATCATTATGCAAATATTAAAATTGTGTAGTAATACATTGTAGCTAATGTGCATAAGAATACTATGCCGTAAATCGTATCTTTTATTTCTTCCTTTTTCATAATATTACTCTAATTAGTGAATGATCTTTAATAATTCTTATGGACTGTTTCATTCCAGTTATAATCATTTCTTGATTTTGAAATTGGTCATAACCAAATTCATGAGGTTGTAGTTTTTTTCCTTCTTCTAATGGAATACCATATTCGCTACTGCGTATTTTAAGTATTGCGTTTTCTATTTCTAAAATTATTTTTTTTGGTGTCATAATCTATTTGGTTTTTAAATTTATCAATTGTATAATATCTTCTTTTGGAAGCTTGTCATAAACTTGCTTTAATGTAATTCTAAACTTTGGTGGTTCGTGTTTATACTTGCCTGTTTCTAACAATCCGATTCTACGAAAAAGCGAAACGTCTAACCTTGTCAATTTATTTATTAAAAAATCTTTTGTCATTATTTCAGTTTATTTAGTTGTTTAGTAAATCGTTCGTTAAGTCTGCCTATGCACATACCGTAAATAATTATGTTGTGTTCGTTTTTCTCTCGGCTGCTGGCAAATTCTAAGCCATAGCCAAACGTGTTTGACCATTCGGCATCATCTATTCTTTTATCAAAGTGTTCTATTGCTTCCTCAATCTCTATGAGAAGCTCTAACGTTTCCTTTCTGTTCATTGTTATTGGTTTTTAGTTGTTGTGATTGCTTGAGCGAGTAGGACTTGAATCTCCTTGATTACGCTCCTTGCATTTTTCTTTGCTGATGCCTCTATTTTATCGTAAAGGTCTTTCTGTAGGTATATCAATTTTTGTTTCATACCCCAAATATATATAATTTTTATATAACTTTTATATAATTGTTATATAATTTTTATATAAGTATGCAAAAATGCTTA